CGCTTCCCTTAATTGATGAACTGCTTTAGATTGATATGGGTAGAGGTTAATCACTTTTCAAAACCTTGTTAACTATTCCTTCAATCGCTTTAGGGTCTTTGTGATATGCATACTGCAAGTTACCTAGTAGCATCATATTTGAAAAGCCGCCTCGCATTAATAGGCTTATGATCTCTATTAGGTTGCTGCTGATTTGATGAGGTATATCTCCTTCTGTTTCTTCCAGCTTATCAAACTCTTTGCGCTCTACTTTCATTAACTGAATTATAGCCGTTCTAGTCGTTTCTTTTAATTTTCCCTTGTAATATCGAGTGTGCTTTATTTCTTCTAAGTAGTGAAGTAATAACTGGCTGCATATTACTGATGCTGTTAAGTTTTCTAAATCTTTGTTTTTCATTTGTTTTGTTTTTTTATCATTTGTTAATGTAATAATACCTACTATTACAAATCATTCTTAACTTCTTGATCTTCAATATGTATCAATGTAATAATACTTTATTGAAACTTTTATATATTATTATATAGTTTCGTTTGAGTTTTATGTTTTCGCTATAAGAGTTTTTGAGTTTTTTCGGCGTTACATTGTAACACACTGAAAATCAAACCCTATTTTAGCTTTCAATTGCCAACTGTTGTTAACTACAAACTCTTTTCGATTACATAATAGCCGCCCTTAACATTATTTCCTTCTCGAACTGTTCTTTTTTCAAAGCCTAATTTTTTCAAAACAGCTCCAAATTTGTAAACATTTATCGGAATTCTTGTTGAACTGCGATTTGTAATGATGTTCACAATTTCAGTCGTCGATAAAAATGAACACTTTGCCGATCCTATTTCATCTTCCATTGGCACTTCAAAATACTGAATAGCCAGTTCTTCTTCAGGACTAGGAGTCTCATTGTACGTGGTGCATTCTCTAAGGATTTGTATATCTTCTTTAGTTAACATCCAATCGTCGCCTGTTTCTTGCCATTCTCTATANAGNTCCATAAACAGTTCGTCTTTGTCGATCTTAGATAATGCCTGAAAGTCAATTGATGTAACCCTAAGCGGTATGATACGCCTGTTTCCTGTTGGGTCGTTTATGATTTCGTCATCATTAGAAGTACCAGCTAAAACCGCATAGCGTTTTATATCCTCGTTGCGCTTGCCGTAAGGCGGTCTAATATTAAAGAATTGCTTACTAGAAAGGTTCTTGAGTTTCTTAGCATCTTTTTTAGACTTACCGCCAAACTCATCATCTAGTAGTAGAATCTTTTGAGTCATTAATAGCTCATCATCTTTGCCTTTATCCAGTTCCGTTTCTCCATAATATTGCATTAGCGAGTCTGGTAATAGTGTGCGAAAAAACTTAGTCTTAGATGTCCCTTGACCACCTGTAAGAACTAGAATCAGAAGCGAATAAGTGCCATTCATTGCGCTTATCATTCCTAGTAACCATTTCTTTAAGTAGGTTTCCAAATAATCATTAGCGATATACTCCTGCCCTTTTAGCTCAAACTTCTGCTCGTGCGTTATAGCTTTGCAAAGTGCATCAAAATTGCCTTTACTATTGCGGTGCTTATTGCGTTCAAAGTATAATTCAAAAGGGTTGTAGCTAGGCACGTTTTCACTCCTCACAATTAACTCAAATCGTTGCTGGCTGATCTTATCCGAAACAACTTTAAGCGAGCTTATGTATAAGTTATTCCAATCACGCTCACGCATCTCTTTACCCTCATATTCATAGTGCATGGTAACTTCATTAAACTTGAGCGGTAAACCCTCTACAAACGTCTCTAAATCGGTTATAAGGTCGCCAGTATTTTGGTTTAACTCATTAGGTGTTAGCTCTAGCACTTGCTTAGCTACTTCTCTTATGCTTACTTCATCATGTCCTTTTTGGTCAACTAAGAACTTTTCAGCGTCTGCAACGGCATTTTCTTTGGTCGCAGCTCCACCGTTCGTCCCTACAGCTTTGACCCTTTGCTTTACCACAGCCTCAATTTCTCGTGTCTTAGGCGTTTTAATCTCAACGCCTTGATTCTTTGCAAGGAATAGAAGCGTACCTATTGAAACATCGTTATAAGCACGTTTACTTACTGTGCTATAAAGGTCATCACAAGCCTTAGAATCGTACTTGCTAGAGTTTTGACTCACTAAGTGAAATAAGTCTAATCCCTTTTGCCCACCGTAATGATTGCATAAAGCCATTGCGCAACGAATCCAGTCACTATAGTCATGGCAAATGTCGTAACCTTTTTGTGCTATTTGCTCCCATACGTGATCTAAATCTTCAGTTGTATGGATATACGCAGAGCGATTAGGATTAGGCTTTTCAGCTTTCTTTAAATACGTTTTAAAGGTCTTACTTCTAGGGTTGTAGAATAAGTCAGGATCATAACTAACAAAGCGGAAGCGGCTCACGTCCTTACAGCTCTTATCTATAATAACGCCATACTCATTAGCGAAATACTTTTCAAGTCCTAAGAAAGCATCTTTATGCCTTTTAGGGTCGATCTTAACATATAGAGCCATACCACCGTTACCGCTTGCAGAATCATGCACAGCGTGCGTATAACTATCACTCATTAAGCGTATGCGTACTTTGTTCAAGTCTAAACCATCTATTTGATCCTGTTGGTCAATATCAATAGCTATCACACCGCTAGGTTCTATAAGCTCCTTTGCAGCTCTTTTATTAAACGTTCCACAAGGTGTGACACCTCGCAGTTGTGTTTTTTGAATCTTACCAGTGCGGTAAGCGAGTACTTCATCTTGCCAGTAACCGTCTTTGATGCGATCAAAATACGTCTCTAGCTCTAGGTCTTTTTCAGGAATGCGACTAGGTGCAAACTTGTTAGGGTCGTCCTTTGTCGGATATCCTTTTGGGAATAGTGATATATTAGGCATGACTCGCCCATTTACCGTCCTTGAATATGCATATAGAGTATTCTTCACCATACGGAAGCACATTAACCCACAAACTACCCTCTACTGTAAAAGTATATTTATCTCCTATACTGTATTCTTTTCTGTCCCCTAAAATACAAGTTAATCTATCCCCAACCTTATAACGCCTTTGAGCTTCTTTAATTAAAGCCGCTTTAACTTCCTCTTCGGTCGCTGGGTGGTAATTAGGGTAGGACATCCTCCATTTGTGACTATATTCACCGTCAAAGAAACCATAACATTTGTCATTTCCAGTATAACAACCTAGTAATATGTTTCCGCCAGTGTACCACCTACCAACTTCAAGACCAGCCTTAGCATTAACCGTTTCAGGTTCGATAACTTCTAATTCTCTAGTTATGAAGTCGATTGCTTTTTTAAGATCGCTTTGCTTTGTTTCGTTTTGTTTTTTTCCAGCTCGTGCTAGATACTTAACCGCTGATCCTAGATTAAAATTTAGGTCGTACTTTTTGTTAAAGTCTATAACGTCTGGTCTGTTTCCGTAATGTTGCATAATTCTCTGTATTTTTTATTTATTTCTATTAAAAAAGGATTGTCAGGATGAACCGAGCCGCTCGCTATGAGCCGCTCGATCTGTTCCTTTTGTTCGGTTAGGCTAGAATGGTAAGTCTCCATCTTGTGCGCTTTCGTTATTCGTTTCCGATCGACTATCAACCGCAATTCTCCAGCCAGCGATTGTATTGAAATATTTAGTTTCGCCTTGTGGATTAGTCCACTCACGACCTCTTAAATTGATTCCAATTGTAACGCTGTCGCCTAAATTGATGCTGTCTAATAATGCGGTTTTGTCTTGAACAAACTCGACACCCAATGTTTGAGGATATTGTTCTGTGGTTTCAACCGCTATTAATCTTTTTTGAAAGCCATTGCTTCCTACTGTTTCCGTATTTCCTACGTGTTTTACTTTTCCTTTAATTTCCATTTGTTAATTGTTTTAAATATTCGTTACACTCGTTTACTCTTTCTTTAATCTTTTCAATTGCAGCTTCATCATAAGCTACATCGAAAGCCTTTATTTTTTTATCATTAGGCACGCCTTTATATTGCGGGTTGTCGTGGTCTGTTTCAGTTAGGCAATATATTACTTTTCCTTTAGTTTTACCAGTTAACCACATATAAGCCTGTAATTGCCAGTAATAATCTTTGTTAGGCAAATCCTTTTGAAATAAAGGAAAGCTAAAAGCGTCCCAACTGCATTTTACATCGATTATCATTTTAGGTAAAACCACGTCAGGTGTTCCATGAATATAATCGTTTTCAAACCATTCATCATTTTTAAGTAACATAGGCTCGTTTATTGCCGTTGCTGCCATGTCAATAGCGATATCCTCGTTTGCGTTTCCTTTGTCGGTATACTTGCTTGTGAACTCTTTACGAACGCCGTAGATTTGTTCTTTAAGCCATTCTTCTACATATCCCTGACCTGTTTTACCTAAACCACGCACACCCATTATTTTACCTAGTGCGCTGGCTCTGCATCTAAATTTATAGTTTTCCTTTGACATGATAGCTCTTTTTAAGTTGTTCTATTGTTACCGTTCCAGCCTTTAATGCTGCTACAGCTTTATCCCATTTTGGATGCGTTTCATCTAACACCTCTAATTTTTTAATCGCTGGCTTTGCTGCTTTATTTCCGTCGTCGTCTTCTGCTTGTAAACCTAATAA